CTACCTACTGTTACAAGTAGTATTGTTTCAACATTACCTGCATACCTCAAGTCTAATGAAGGAGTTCAGTTAGTTGCTTCTCAGAATGAAAAGAGACCTAATCCTCTTGCTCAAACATTTAAGGTTGAAGGGTATGATGGTGGAGTATTTGTTACTGGTTTGAATCTTTATTTCAATAAGAAGTCAGATTCTATTCCTGTAAGGACATACTTAACAAACACTGTTAGTGGTAAGCCTGGAAAGCATATTGTTCCTGGTACTGAGAAATCTCTTTCACCAAAAACATACCTTAAGGTATTTGTGTCTCAAGAGACTAATATTGAGATTTCAGAATTAGCATCAGGTGTACAATCTGGAGCATCAGGTCCAGTATCTAAAGTATTTGATAAGACTGGTATTGAGGTACTTCCTGGAAATGCTGGTAGAATACCTCTTTCTGCTGATCAAGTATACACACTTGTTCTTTCAAATAACAATGGAACTGCATTTACTTCTGGAGAAACCTTAACACTTCCATCTATAGTTCTTGCTAATGCTACTAACAATACTAACATTACCCTTACTGTTGCTAAGGATTCTGGTAGAGTAATAGATCTTAAAGTTATTGGTGCTGGTACTGGATACGATACAGCAACAATGACTATAGAGAGTCCTCAGTTACCTGGTGGTACTACTGCAAGTGGTACAATAGGTGTATCTGGTGGTAAGATATTTGATTCTTCAGTTTCTATATCTGGTTCTGGATATACAAGTGCTCCTTCTATTGTTATTGCTGGTACAGGAAATAGTAACTCTGGTGGTGCTGTACAGGCAATCATATCTAATGATACACCAGGTGTAAGAATGGGTGTAGCAACTAACTTAACAACTGATGTTAATGGTAGTGTTCCAACTCACTTTAAGTTTGATCATCCAGTATATCTCTTGAATGATACAGAATATGCTCTAGTTGTTGAAACAGATTCTGTTGATTATGAGATATGGGCATCAGAAGTTGGTGCACCTGCTGGATCAGGTACAGTAACAGCACAACCTGGTTTAGGTTCTGTTTACAGATCTCAGAACGTAGATGAGTGGCATGAGGATCTTAGAGAAGATATTAAATTTGAACTTAATAGAGCAGAATTTGATATCACAAGACCAGGTGACCTTCTACTAACAAACGAGAACATTGCATATGAGACAATGTATCCTGGATCAGTTCGTACAAGTGCTGAGTCTAGTAGTAGTGCAACTCTAGAAAGATTCAGAGGAAACAATAAGTATATTGAAATAACACATAGGGATCATGGATTTGAAGATTCTGGTAAATCTTATGTGTTCTTTAAGAACCTAGAACAAACTGGTGGTGTTAGTGCATCATCATTAAACACTACTTTATTTGAAGTTGTTAATAGTGGTGTAGATACATTCAATATTGTTTCTGCTACTCAAGCAAGTTCTAATGAAATTGGTGGTGGTTCATCTGGAATGATAGCATGTAATAGAAAATATGAAAAATTATATGCTGATATTGGATACCTAGCATTCCCAGATGCAAAGATTTCTGCATCTGTTAAAACAACAGATATTGTTCCTGTAGATAATGGTGCTGTTAATTACACATCATACACACAAGGTGGTTATGAGAAGACATTTATTAAGCAAGAGCATTACTTTATTAATCAAAAGGTAGTAGCATCTAGGATTAATGAATTGAGAAATGATATTTCTAATTCACTTGTCTATAAATTGAATATGGTATCTACGAAGTCCACACTTTCTCCTGTGGTTGATTTGAGAACTAGTTCTGTTAAGACAATTACTAATAGGATAGAGAATCCTACTGGTTTAGAATCTAGGTATGGTAGACAGAATCAAGAGGTAGAACTCTATAGAGTCTTTACGTTTAAAGTTACTGGTAACACTGATGGTAGTAATACAATTCCAATTACTGTTGGACAAAGTATTGATTCCACAACTTCAGCAAAAACTTCTACTGTTGCTGGTTTAACAGGTGGTAGTGGTATTGTTCTTAAATATGATGACACTGTTAATGCTGTTACAGTTAAACTTAAGAATACAGGACAATTTAAAGCAGATGAGATTGTTAGATTTTCTACTCAATCCTTTGGTACTGGTAATTTAGCAAGTAAGACTGTTACTATTGATGCTAATGGTCCTACTGAAGAAGTTCCAACATTCACATTAAACACTATTGTTACTGCATATAATCCAGCACAAGATCCATCAGTTGATGGTGATGATTTATACACTGATAAGATTAGTGGTTCTATTGTTGAATGGGATGTTAATAGTAGAAAATTAGTTCTATTTAATAACAAGCAACCAATCTTGGATGATTTCACTGCTAAGATATCTGGTGGTGTTGCGTTTAATAGAAAGACTGATCCTAGTACACAGGGAGCAGATATCTTTAGATCTGGTGATCTAATTCAATTTACTGGACAAGCAGCAAATACTGAGGACTGGTGGGAGATTAATAAGATGTCTCTTGCACCAGGTATTGGATTTGTAGCAGAAGATTCTTCTGTTAATACAGCAGGTATTGCTAAGTATGTTACTAAAGAAATCTCTCTACCTAATCCTGGTACAGCAATTGATGTTAAGATCACTGCTAATATTAGAAACATTAGTGATATCAAAGTTCTTTACAAGTCCAAAGAAGAATCTAGTGAGATCTACTTCGATGATCTTGAGTGGAAATACTTCAATGTAGATGGTAGTCCTGACGTTGATATAGCTGCTACTGCAGAAAATGAGATATCTGGACTATTTGAGAATCAAGAGTCTTATCAAGAGATACCATTTAGTATTAATAACCTTCCTGAGTTTACTTCGTTTGCGGTTAAAGTTGTTATGAATTCAAACAATCCAGCATACGTACCCAAGATTCAGGATCTAAGAGCAGTAGCATCATTCTAATGGATATCCAAGTAGAGGGTCAGGATAGTCTTTATAGAGATTCTGATACAGGTGCTATAATTAATAAAGATAAGAAGGCATTTGAACAGGTAAGAGCAGCACGTAAATTATCTGATAGGAGAGATAGAGAAATAACTGAACTAAGAGCAGAGATAGAGGTGCTAAAATCCATGATTCGTGCTAATATGTAATTAGAATAACTTTATTATGAAACTGATTGGTCTGAGGTTGTGTGAGCACGACTCTAATATATCGTACTATGATGGTGAGACAGTACGTTACTTTAAGTCAGAGAGAGTCTATGATGTAAAACATCATGGATATAGTGACTTGCATTCTTGGAAGAAAGATTTTAAAAATATATTTGGTGATGATCCAGAAGAAGCAGATGAGATAGCAATAGTTATAGACCCTTGGGTTCATGGATTACCAACTGATAACGAGGAGTTTTTCCCTGCTATCAAATACCCTGCTGTGTCTGATAATTGTTGGAGAGTTAATCATCATTATGCTCATGCTCTCAGTACATTTACAGAGAAAGGTTTACACATAGTTATAGATGGATTTGGTGATGAGAATAATAGTTGGTCTGTATTTAGGAATGGTGAGGTAGTTGATAGAGGTTACTGTGATCAACATGGATCTATTGGATGTGAGATGATCAAAGCTGGTAAACTTCTTAATATTAAAGCAGGTTGTGATTTAGATATTGCTGGTAAATTGATGGGATTGCAATCATATGGTTCTTATATGGATGAGTATGCTAAGATTTTACCAGAATCTATGCATAGTATTAGAAGGATATTTGAAGAGAGTAGATATAAAGCATTTGAGAGAAGTATGTTTGGTGTTATTGGTATGACCAAATTGAATTGGATTAGGACTGTACATGAGCATATTGGTAATGTATTATTAGACTTTTTTGATGAGTACATATACCATGATAGTGATGTTGTATCATATACAGGCGGTGTAGCTCAAAACGTGATATGGAATACAAAACTAAAGGAAAAATATAGAAACTTGAGGATTCCAGCACATTGTGCTGATGAAGGACTATCACTTGGTGCTTTAGAGTTCTTAAGAAGAAAGAATAATCAAGAGTTTTCAGTACAATACCATCAACAGGATATTGCCCCAGAGACAAAACCATCTGATATGACAATTGCTAAAGTGTCACAAGCATTGAAAGAAGGTAAGATTATTGGATGGTATCAAGGGCATGGAGAAATAGGACCAAGGGCATTGGGAAATAGATCTATTCTTATGAATCCATATATTGATGATGCTAAGAAAAAAATCAACTTCATTAAAAAGAGAGAAGGATACAGACCATTTGGTGCATCCATACTAGAAGGGTATCAGAAGCAGATATTTAATACGGATATCCAGAATCCTCACATGCTTTATGTTGGGAAAACTGCTGCTCCAGGATTAGAATCAATCACTCATGTCGATGGTACATGTAGGTATCAAACTGTAACACAGGAGAATGAGAGTTACTATAAACTGTTGCAAGTACTGGAGTTTCCTATATTACTCAACACTAGTATGAATCTTGCTGGTAAGCCAATCATGAGTAAACCAGAAAATTTCCCTAAAGGTTTGGACATGGTAGTTGTCGGAAATGACATAACTGTGCTATAATAAATACGTAAGATCGATCATTACACACATGACAATGGAACCAGCGACACTCAAAGAAGAATTTGAGAAGCAACTGACTGATGCTAACGCTAAAATTTCAAGGGCAGAAGCAGAACTTATCCGATTGAGAGAGTACCGTACAAAACTAGAAGGTGGTCTAGAAACAATTGGATTGATTACTGGAGAAGCACCTGCTCCAGAGGGAACTCCACCACCTACAGAAGGTGAAGATGTTCCACCACCAGTACCTCCAGTTGTAGAAGGTTAAAATAATAAACTCACCCCTTGCTAAATAGTGAGGGGTTCTTTATATGTCAGATGGCCGCTATACCAATAAATCTAATTTGTGAGAAAGGAACCGATTTTGCAGCGACCTTTAATATTCAGAATGAAGCAAATACAACCCCATTAAATCTAACTGGTTATACTGCTGTAGCAAAAATCAAAAAGAGTTATACTTCTACTACATCGACAGATTTTGTAGTTGATTTTCCAGATAGATATAATGGACAGTTGAAAGTTAGTTTAGACAATACTGCTACGTCAGGTCTAACTGCTAGAAGATATGTTTATGACATTCTCCTGACTGCACCTTCGGGTACTAAGTCAAGAGTTATTGAAGGAATAATAGAAGTAACACCTGGAGTTTCCTGATGCCTACCTATAACGTATCAGTACAGAACCAGAACTATAGTGTAGTTTCTGAAGCTCAGAAAAGATACGCTGTAGGTGTTAACTATGATATTCCAGCGAAGTATCTACAGAACAATAATGTTGTTTTAGATACTATAAACACTGGGTTTAATGGAGTAGCAACTACATTTAACTTAACTCAAGATGGAGTCGCCTATACTCCTACTAATGATGCACAACTGATTGTATCAATTAATGGTCAGATACAACATCCAGGTATAGATTACTCAGTTTCTGGTGATCAAATTACCTTTGCTACTGCACCTGACCTTGGTGATCCTGCATTTATTGTCGCTACTTCGACAACTGCAGATCTTACCAGAACAATTAATTTCGTTTATGGTAGTGGTTCTGTTGATATGAACAACGGACCTAAAGGCGAATTGGCAATTGATGTTACTGGAAAGCTCCAGTCATGGACACTAACTACTGATGTAGTAGGTATCATCACACTTGACGTACAGAAATGTACGTTTAATGATTACCCAAACTTCCAAACTATTTGTGGAAGTGATAAACCACAAATTAGTGGTAACCTTAAAAACTCTAGTGATAATCTATCCGCATGGGATGTTGATATCATTGCTGGAGAGATGCTAAGGTTTAGGGTGGATCAGGTGAATCAGATCCGTAGATTCATGTTATCACTGAAACTCTTCCTGTGATAAATAAGATCGGGAGATTTATTTTATAAATAAACTTAAGCAAGCAACACACAACGATTTTTGGAGACAAATTAAATGGCACTGTTAGTACCTAATATTGGTGAATTGGAGTCACTTCGTTATCTCGTTAACCAGAACAACTTTGTTTTGGACAGAGAGGACAATGCACCAAGGGATTTAATTCTTAAACTCTATACGAGTGACACAACACCTGCAGAAGCAGACGTACCTAGTGCGACAGCATACTACGAACCATATCAGAATGGTAACACTAACCAGTATGGTCAAACTGTAAACACAGGTTATCCTACCTGCATAAACAATCGTACAGAAGCAAGATACGATTATACAGATCAGTATGGTATTCTCCTAAATGGCGGTCAGTGGAAAATTAATCAAGACTCTACTGCCAACGTTGTAACAACTGCTACTTACCCTGAACAAACATTCACATTCTCTGGTGCTGCTGGTAATGTTTATGGTTACTACATTGTAAGAGCAAATAACATGCCTCTTGCTGTTCAAGGTGTTGCTGATGCTGCTTCAGGTGCTGCTGCTACTACTCTAACAAAGGGTGATGCTTCAAACGTGTGTATTGGAGTTATCGGTAATGACTACATTACTCTCCCCAATACTGCCTCCATTATGGACAATATCACTATTGGAATGTCTGTAGGAGGAAACACTGCTGTTCCTGCTGGTACATTAGTTGGTGGTATTGATCGTGCTCAAAGACGTATCTATCTTGTTGATAGTGCAAACGCTGCTGTTGCTCTAACTGATAACATTCAGGGTGCTACTGACCCAAGTATCACACTTGACTATACATTAGCAACTGCTGGTTCTGCTCACCAGTTACAGCCAGGCGATGTTATTTACATTGCACGTGGTACTTCAAACACAACTACTACTGAGCAAACATATACTGTATTCAGTACACCTTCAACAACTACATTCACCACAACTCCTGCATTGGATGGAACTGGTAACCTAACTCTTTACAGCAGCATAATGTTCGCTGAAAGATTTACAAATGGTCCATACCCAATTCAGAACAACGGTGACCAAATTAAGGTTACATTGAACATCAGTCTTGACTAATTAAGTGAGTTCACAATCTATATTATGGAGGGGGAGGCAAACACCACCCCCTTTTTAATTGTTTGTACACTTAGATGAGCATCTATACATACGACAATACAACTATCGTACTGTATTCAACTGAAGACGAGGGACTAATTACTGCCCCTACAAGTCCTACAGTTGACTACGGTTCGATTTCTGATGCTCCTACAAATTTACAAGCAGAAAGTAATTTAAGTAATGATGATTTTGGTGAAATCTCTATAAGCGACACTAATACTCCATTTGGTACTGTTACCGTATCTGGTACTAAGGCAGAGGCATGGTGTCCTACACGTTATCTAGCAACAGGTACAGCAACATTAGCAAGTACTGCTCTAGAGGGTGTTAGAAAGATCTGGGCTGGTAATGGATCACTATTTGAGATGGGTGGTGGTATGGAACGCAGTTCTGCGTTCTGGGTTGGTTCTGGTGGGCTTGCTGTATCTGGTGGATGTGTAGTAACTACTACATTAGACTGGAACGAAGATTTATTTGTAGAATTTACACAAGAGGACTTGGGGTTAGTAAATGCACCCACAAGTCCTTTTCTTGATTTTGGAAATATTAGCGATGTCCTTACTGCTGGAGAATTAGACAGAGGATTCGTATACAACATAGGTGATGTAAGAGGTGCAACATCATACCATAAGTTTACTAATGCACCTTGGGCAGAATTTAATACTTATAGCTTTACTACAGACAGAACAGGTTCAGGTGGTCTATTCGCTGCAAGTGGTCTCTCAGAGACTAAGACCTCCACAGAATTTGGAGACAAGACAACATTATTCAGTCTAACTGGTGGAGAGATATACTCACAGACAAGTCGTGAGGTAATGTCTGGTAATGCTTCATTTGGAAGTGCTGGTATTGAGAAGTTTGTACATGAGTTTAATGATGAGTCTGGATTTACACTAGACACAGCAGATTACGGATCTACTTACTATGACTTCCTATCAACTGAGGATCAAGGAAGTATTGCAGAATACAAAGCTGGTGGTGAATATGATCATGGTGGAATTATATGGAATAACATAGAGGCAAATACTGGAACGTATCAGTTTGTTGCTCTCTATGATATTCAAGGAGATGGTACTTACGCTAGGTATTGGGAAGGTGAAGGATCTATTACCATCACTGGTAATAGTATTGGAACTACAACTCTAGAACACTGGACTGCATCTGGATCTCTATTCTCTGCAGGTGGTGCTGCTGAGACTCAGACTGATACTGTAGTTGGAGGTCAGACAACTCTATTCAATTGGTCTGGTGCATACAGTAACCTTCAGTTCCAATATCATTGGACTGGATCAGGTTCTCTATTCGAGACTGGTGGATGCTCTATCCTAAGAACATTTGGATATGATGAAACTGCTACTATTGGATACAGTATAGGTGATTGGGGTCAAGTTGATGCTCCTCCAATACAACCTGAAGAAGATTGGGGTCTTATTACCGAAGGATGGTTATCAGAGAACTGGTGGTACATCTGGCATGAAGGTGTTGCTACATCTATGGGTGGACTTAAGGTTCGTACAGATCCTAAAGTTCTTAACGATACACCAGAGAATTATTTCCAACCAGAAAACGAAGGTCTTAATCCTAATGTTGGACAGAACTGGAATACTTATAGATTTACTTGGGGTCGTTGGCTTGTACAAAGTGGATCTCTATTCTCTGCAGGTGGTGCTGCTGAAGCACGAGTTATTCAACCTGATGAAGATACTGCTCTTGGAACCCTTTCTGGAGGTTACACTGGATTACAGGCGACATTCAGAGAGATTGGTGGTGGTACTCTATCATCCTTTGAAGGTGTTGCACATACAGAAAGGACTACATTTGATTATAATCAGCAGTCACATGATATCTGGGCAGCATTTGATTGGGGAACAATCGAAACTCTTCTTGAGTTTGATGATCATGGATCTGTTACTGATATTCAGGCTGGTGGAGAGATTAATTGGGGAACTATATGGTGGAATGATACCAGCAGTTCAGGATACACAAGTCCAACTGCAGGTACTACCGACCATAACTTTGCAATGGACGGTGTTGCTGGATTCCCATATGGATTTACTTGGAGTCTCACACGTCCAGCATGGACACAAGAAGAGATTGATGAGAAGCTTTCAAAAGATGAGTACTATGTAACTCCAGAAACAGGTGAGGTTCCTGTTGCTGGTCAAGAGAAGACACAAGAAGAATCTGGTGACGTTAGATTTAAACCTATCTGGGGTCAGACTGGTTCTGGTTCACTATTTACTGCTCTTGGTGCTGCTGAATCTGCTACATTCAATCCATTAAATGATACAACACTGTTTGATATCTTTACTGCACCTCAATGGGTTGGTTACACCTACAGATATGCATGGAGTTATGTTGGTGAGGCATCTATACCTACTATTGGTGGTGGTGCTGAGTCCGTCACATTTGACTATAGTCTAGATTCAATTAACACATATGTTATTGATGATGAAGGTCTGATTACTGATAGTGTAACTGTAAATGCTGATTATGGTGATCTAGGTGTACTAAGTGCTGGTGAAGAAGACTACGGTTCTACTGAGTTTACTGAGACAACACTTGCAGCTATAGGAGAACTTGAAACATCTGGTTCTTCTCCAAGTGCTGCTGTATACAGAGATCCTACACAAGGTGGATCACTATTTACTGCTGGTGGATCTGTTGAATCTGTTACATTCGATGACTATGAGAACATCGTACTGTTTACATATTCTACTGCACCTCAGTTTATCGGAAATACTTACAGGTTCTGTTGGAATGCACCGTTTGTTGAAGGTGGATTATTCAGTATTGGTGGTAGTGCTGAAAGAGCTTCTTATGATTATAATGAGCAGTCACATGATATATGGTCTGCTGAAGACGAAGGTCTTATTACAGATAGTGCTACAACCCTTACTGATCTTGGTTCAGTTGCCGAGATTCAATACGGTGGAGAGGAAGATCAAGGAACTATCTGGTGGAACGATACTACTAGTGCTGGATACACCAATCCTACTGCTGGAACTACAGATCATAACTTTGCTGGTAATGGTGTCTCTGGATTCCACTATGGAATCACATGGAGTCTCACACGTCCACTATGGACACAAGAAGAGATTGATGAACGTCTATACATCAACCCACTTTATGTTACTCCAGAAACAGGTCAAGTTCCTGTCGCTGGTC